TAGATGCTGAAATGAGAGCAAGAATTGATTCTCTGGCATTAACGACTACACCAATGATGGCCGCAGACGCTAGTCGACTACCACGAGGAGTTAAGTTTGAAGTGAGAGCAGGAAAAACTGTTCTGACCAATGGAAATCCACGAGAAGCTATCATGCCACTCGACATGGGTACAACAGATCCTAATACATTCAATCAGGTTGCCTCACTTCAAAACATGATTCAGATGGGAACTGGCTCTGCTGATAGTGCTTCACAAGGTGGTGAAACTGCTAGTGGCATGTCTATGATGCAAAGTGCTGCAATCAAACGACAAAAGCGTACTTTAATGAATTTTCAAAACACATTCCTTATACCTTTGATAAACAAGGCAATGTGGAGAAAGATACAGTTTGATGTAGACAGGTATCCTGTAAACGATTACAAATTTATCCCGTATTCAACTATGGGGATTATGGCTAAAGAGTTAGAAATGACTCAAATGGTACAAATGCTACAAACCATACCGCAAGATTCACCTGCATTTAATGTTATTTTGTTAGCATTGTTTCAAAACTCATCAATACATAATAGAGATCAGATTGTTAATGCTCTAATGCAAGGTGGTGAGCCAGATCCACAAATGGAAGAAATGCAACAAATGGGTATGCAAATAGAAATGCAGCAATTACAGGCTAATGTACAGAAAACTTTAGCTCAAGCTAAAGAAGAAGAGGCACAAGCTATATTACATCAAGCTGATGCTATGAGCAAACAACCAAATGATATAGATGTGCAAGAAAAGATACTTAAATTGCAAAAAGATTCTATAGCTATCGAAAAAGGCATTGCAGATATTGAAAATATGCGTTCTGAAACTGCCAGAAACATACCAGAAGTAGAACATTTGCAATCTGAAACAATTTTAAACCTAGCAAAAGCTAGAGAAGCAGGAAAGAAAACACAGGTAACTAATACCGTACAATAAAATGCCAAAAACAGATGAAAAGTTTTTAGTTGACAGACTAGAAATGACAGAAACAGAAGGCTTTATAGATTTAGTTGCCGATTTAAAGAATTTAGAAGAAAGTATTGGTAATTTAAACAATATTAATTCTGAACAAGACCTTTGGGTAATCAAAGGTCAGTTGCGTATCATAAATTTTATTGTAAATTTAGAAAATGCAACACACCTAGCGTTGGAAGAACTCCAAGACGGAAATTCAACATAAATCAACCTTCACAATCCTGAAGAGGACGGAGAACACAATGAGTGAAAGTATAGTAGTAGATGAAGCACCTTTACAAGAGGAACCGATAACAGAAACACAGGAAGAACAAGTAACACAAGAGGCACAGACGGAGGAAACTTCACAATCTGAACCTGAGATTCCTGCAAAGTATGCTGGTAAATCAATAGCAGAGGTTATTGAAATGCAACAAGAGGCTGAAAAGCTAATGAGTAGACAGGCTGATGAACTCGGCCAACAAAGAAAGTTAGTTCAAAGTTTACTTGATGCACAAAATAAAGTAACTGAAACTACTCCACCAGAAGAACCTGTAATACAGGAGGAGAACTTCTATGACGATCCAGTTTCGGCTGTGAATAAAGCCATAGAAAACCACCCTGATGTTATAAAGGCCAGAGAAGAAAGAATGGGTAACATGCAGAAGCATAATTTGGAAAATTTAGATAAAGCGTATCCAGATTGGCAGAAAACTGTTGCAGATGCTTCTTTTCAGAAATTTATTGGTGATAGTGCAACCAGAACAGAAATGTTTCGTAAAGCTGATACTGAATATAGATCAGATTTAGCAATTGAACTTTTTGATTGGTATTCTCAGACACAAATGTCTGGGGCCACACAAGAAGCAGTAGCTGAAGAAAAATCTAAGATTGAGAAACAGATGAAACAAACAAGTTCTGAAAGCAGGACATCATCAGATTCTGTAGGTGGGAAGAAGATTTACCGTAGAGCTGATTTAATCAATCTACAGGTAACAGATCCTAACCGATACGCATCGTTGGCAGATGAGATTCAGTCAGCATACGCAGAGGGTAGGGTTAAATAATAATACTATAATAGGAGAAGTAAAATGGCTTTGGGTACAAACCAAGTAACGACTGCTGTAGCTAATAACTTCATCCCCGAGTTGTGGAGTGATGAAGTAATAGGTGCATATAAGTCAAATCTAGTGGTTGCTAATTTAGTTACTAAGCTATCTCACAAAGGTAAAAAAGGCGATACTATCTATATCCCTGTACCTGCGAGAGGAAGTGCAAGTGTTAAAGCAGCAAACACACAAGTAACATTATCAGCAGCTACCAACACAAAGGTAACTGTGTCTATCGACAAGCACTACGAATACTCAAAATTAATTGAGGACATCGCAGAGGTACAAGCACTAGCAAGTATGCGTAAGTTTTATACTGACGATGCTGGTTATGCTCTTGCCAAGCAAGTAGATACTGATTTGTTTGCTCTTATAGAGGGTTTACAAGGTGGTACAGTAGGCGGTACTGGTGCAGCAGCATTTGAAAATGCTGTTATCGGTGGTAACGGTTCTACTGCATATACTGGTAATTCAACTAATGCCTCTGACATTACTGATGCTGGTATTCGTAGAATGCTTCTAACTCTTGATGATGCAGATGTACCGATGGACAATCGTGTAATGGTAGTTCCACCAATCTGTGCTAATGACATGCTTGGAATCAACAGATTTACAGAGCAACAGTTTATTGGTTCTGGTGATGCTATCAAGACTGGTAAGATTGGACAGATTTATGGTGTAGATATTTATATCTCATCTAACTGCCCAACTCCTGCGGGTACTGACAGAGCAGGTGTACTAATGCACAAAGATGCTCTAGTTCTAGCGGAACAGGTGGGCGTCAGGAGCCAGACTCAATATAAACAGGAGTATTTAGGTGATCTATTCACTTCAGATACTATTTATGGAGTTGCAGAACTTCGTAATGATGCTGGTGTTGCGTTTGTAGTTCCAGGATCTTAATAGTTAATTAAGATGTAACCCCTTCTCACGAGGGGGTTATTCTGAGTTAATTAGGAGTTTACATGCCCTTCTACGATTTCAAATGCGAGCAAAATCATGTGAGTGAAGAATTACGCTCTTATGATGAAATGAAAATGGGTATTGAATGCCCTAAATGTGGCAAACCTGCCCAAAGAATATACTCAATAAACGATGTCAGACCTAGTTATGGATATGAAATGACTAGATTTGCTATGCGAGAAAAGAAAAGACTAAGCAAGGATAAATTTAATGGACATATTTGAAGATACTACAGGCTCAGACTCTACAGATTTGCTTGAAATAGATCGCTTTAAGGCAAAGATACAAGAGATATGGACAAGGATGCTTACTGAGTGTTATTCGCATTATTATGACGAGGATGATGAGGATAGTCCTTCTATGGATGAATTTATGGAAGCTAATGCTCTTAAATTTGCTAATGATTCTGAACCTGTAACCGAACTAGATACATTAATGGACATGCTAGATGGTCTTATGGATGAAGATGAAGAATTAGAGAGTGTCCAAGCAGAGGGTAAAGCACCGACTTATGGCGGTAAACAATTATCTTCTCACAATGAATCAAGCAAAACGGAGAAAACAAATTATGAATATAACCACAAAAGCACAAAAACTCCAAGCGAATCTCGTGCTAGAAAGCAAGGTGGCTCTTATGTGGGTACGCCTACAAACAAAATCAGCAAAAGAAAAAGTGCAAAAGTGGTTACAAAGTATTCGCCACTTATTACAGAAATTAAAGATGAACTAAAAGAACTAGCTGCAAGACAAGCTATTGGTAAACGCAGACAGTTGTTTAGATAATGAAAAAGTTTCATTGGAAAAAGAAAAAATCTATAGGGATGTACCTTAATAGAAGGCAATGGGAAAGAGAGTTTGACCCAAATGCTTCAGCACCTAGAGAAATAGAAATTGAACAAGGTGGATATTTTATTATAACTGAATCTTCTAATCCTGCATCACCTAACTACATTATTACGGAGTAAATATGGCAACAACTAAAGTATCAGCCTTAGCAGCAAAAACCTCATTAGCAGGTAGTGAGGAACTATTAATTAATGATAGCGGTACTTCTAAAAAAGTAACAGCCACAAACTTACTAGCAGGTGCAGCAGTTGCAGATGGTTCTATATCTACAGCTAAGATTGCAGATGATGCAGTTACAGCAGATAAACTAGCTAACTCAATAAACACAGACATTGCCACAGGTGTAACAGCCAATACTACAGCTAATGCTGCCCTACCTAAAGCTGGTGGCGCAATGACGGGTGCTATTACAACTAACTCAACCTTCGATGGTCGTGATGTAGCCACAGATGGTACAAAGTTAGATACTGTTGAAACTAATGCTGATGTAACAGACGTAACAAACGTAACCGCAGCAGGCGCAGCAATGCTTACTGGCGCAACCTTTACTGGTTCAG